TGCGCCCCTCGCAGGCGGGCTTTTCCTTTAGCTGCACCAGTTGGTTGTGGCTTGGGGGCACCCATGGAGCGGTCTGGTTTTGGGTTTGATTTGATTTGGGTTCGGGGCTGTTGAGTTGTATCATGAAATTAATGAGCGAAACATTGGCGCTATCCAACGACCACTTGGTATTCGATTTCCCATACAATGCTGCCCAGGTGGCTGAAATTAAGAAAATAGACGGCGCAAAGTGGGACAAAGTCAGTCGCGTATGGAGGGTTCCGATGTCGAGCCTCCGGGAAGCAAGAGAATTCGCCAATAAATACAAATTCCACATTGACAATGATGTTCTGACTTTCACTATCCCAGAAAAAACAGTTCAGCGAGTTGGGATTTTTCAACAAGACGAGTGGATATATATCAGCTTTAGCTACGACCGAGTGCTTGTTCAAGCGGTCAAGGGAATCCCAGGAGTTACATGGGATTCCGATTCTATGGCATGGCGTGCTCCATTGACGGCGGTGCGACAAGTAATTGGGTGGGCTCAGTCATTTGAGTACGAAGTACCGGAAGAAATAACCGCAATGGCAACCAAAATTGAAAGCGCCCGCGCCGAGTCCATAGCAGCAGCTAAAGCGGTTACCGCAGAACTTAACTTACCATCTCTCAACGGGGAACTGTTGCCATACCAGAAGGCTGGCGTTCTTTACGCCACTAATGCGAAACGTTCGTTTATTGCTGACGACATGGGCTTGGGTAAGACCATGCAGGCAATCGCGTCACTTGAATATGCAGATGCCTATCCGGCAGTCATTGTTTGTCCGCCCGGACTTGTTCTCAACTGGCGTGACGAATTTAATAAGTGGCTGCCCCATCGCAGGATTGGAACCGTAGCGAATCGTTCGGAGTTTCCCGACCGGGAGCAATTCGATGTAATCATTGTTGGATATTCGAACATTGACCATTGGGTTAAGTCACTTACCGGGTTTAAGAGTTACGTGTATGACGAGTCTCATTACTGCAAGACGCCCACCGCAAAGCGAACAAAGTCCGCAATCAAGATGGCACGCTCGGCACACAAGGATGGAATCGTGTTGTGTCTAACCGGAACACCGATAACCAATAGACCGTCAGAGTTTGGACCTCAGCTCGATATTCTCGGGCAACTAAATAAGTTTGGCGGGCTGTGGGGGTTTTACCGCAGATACTGTGGTGCGTTTCGTGACAGATTCGGTCAGTGGCATATCGACGGTGCAACAAATCTCGATGAACTCAACGACACCCTGCGGGCAACATGCTATATCCGCCGCACGAAAGACCAAGTACTCTCGGATTTGCCAGCCGTGCGACATTCGAAAGTCGTCGTGCCGGGTTCCGTCGCCGGCATGAAAGAGTATGAACAAGCACGTCGCGACATTATCGAATACATAACCCGTCGCGCCAAAGAAGTTGCACTTGAGATGGGTACGTCAATTTGGAATGCCGCCGTACATGCAAAGATTCGCGCCGAAGCCAATGAACATCTTGTTCGCATATCCGTGCTGCGCCGACTAGCTGCTAAAGCAAAAATGGAATCGGTATTTGAGTGGATTGACGGCAAAATAGCTTCCGGAGAGAAGGTGGTTGTAGCCGCACATCATAGAGAAATTGTCGACATGATTGCCGACCACTACTGCGGGCTGAAGATTCAGGGTGGGATGAGCGTTGAGGATGTTCAAGAACATAAGGCCAAGTTCCAAACCGGAAGCATTGATGAAGCTCCCGTAATTGTTCTTTCGATGCAGGCAGCAAAGACCGGACACACACTTACCGCAGCGCAGGATGTTTTGTTTGTGGAATTACCGTGGACACCAGCCGATGTCGACCAGACCTATAGCCGCTGCCACCGCATTGGACAGAAGGGTTCGGTAATGGCAACATACATGATTGCTAGCGGAACCATCGACCAAGAGATATTCGAACTCATCGAATCGAAGCGCTCGATTGTCAATGCCGCAACCGAGGGCACGGAAGTCGATGACACATTGACTGCTCAGCAAATCGTATTAGACTTTCTCAAAGAGGGAATCGGCAGCGAGGGTCATGGATAGTTATATCGATAGTTTTGTCGGCATCATCGCCCTGGTTGTTGTTGCTTATCTTTTGGGGTTCGCAATTAAGTCATTCACGAAAGAGGACTAAACGATGGGATATTTAAACGCGTATGGTGCGGCACAACATGCGGAGCTCGAGCAGGCATTGGCGTGGCATTTGACCGCGAATCACTATCCGCCGGTGTCAACTGAGTTCATTCCTGCATGCAAACAGGCAATACAGACATTTGTTATTGCTGCCGGTTCGGTGGAGTCAAAAGGCGAAGACCATTTGTTTGAGCAGTTGTGCAATACCTATGTCGACCTTCCTAACGGGAAGCGAATGAGCGTTGTTGACATTGTTGAAAAGCTTCATCTAGACGCATTCGTGGACTTTATCCTCAATGAGTAGTGAGTACAACCGCAAGAGCGCACCGCAACGGTCGGTTACGGAGATAATCAAGACAGGCGAGTGGAGTAAAATTCAGTACATTCACAAGCTTGAGTGCGGCCATAAGGAAGTTCGCAAAAGAGCCGCTTCAACGAAGAAAATAGCTTGTCTAGATTGTGTAAAGGCAGGATTTGCAGAATCTATTCTCAGTAGTCTGGCGAGACCAGCGATTGTCGAACCGCCAATCGATGAGGCGTGGGTAGACGAAATCGCCGAAGACATAGCCCAAACAGAACAAGAGATTGGTTTTCTGCGTTCAGGTTTAGCCAATGCATTGTCGATATCACCAGAGACTATTGACGTTGTAATGGAGGATGAGGGCACCGGAATGAATCTCTCGTATGTAATGGTGTATTTAGACCCGGAGACAGCACGACGAATTGCTTTCCCGCAGAGCAATGTATTCGATATATAATCTTCAAGTGGCAAAACGGAGAACTCCCGAGCAGGAGATTCAGGCGATAGAACAGCAAATCGCCAAACTTGAAGCGGAGATTGAAAAGCTTGAATTAGAAATCGCAGAATGCGACGGAATTATCGCAGAGTGTGACGAGATTTTAAAGAGCTGAATCTTCAAATAACTCTCGAGCTTTAGCAAATATCTTGTCGATGTACTTGTCTGTTTCCCACACTTCGTCGCTCAACGGCAAAAAATTGTGCGCAACCAAATACTCCGTCGCCATTTCCAGCCAGTAATCGAGCTCGTCTCCGTCAAGTTCGTCAAAGTCAACCATTTTCTATCTCCTTTTGAATCGTGTATGCCCGCGTGCCAGGACCAATTGGTGTAACCGCTCGACTGGCGAACTCGCTAATCAGCAAGTTTCTTACCAACAAATGAAGCGGATATGAGCGCGGGTCTCGCGTGTGCTTGCGGCGGAATTCTGCACAATAGGCCTTCGCGCGCGTATTCAAACCAGGCGTAACTATATTCTCTTCCACACAGCGGCGAATTCCTTCCCAGCCATCGTTTGCGTACTGCATGATGTGTTTTTCAAGGTCAAAGTCTGCCCAAATTCTGCGTTGGGCGTCAATGTGCGGCCAGCAATCGTAGAGCTGGTTATAAAACTCAGGTTCCGTGGCGACCACATCGCCAAGCCGACGGATAGCAACCGAGTGCAGTGGGATGCCTACCCGCGTATTGGAACCGGTGAGCGCCGCGGCGTCGTAGTAATCGCAGTATTCCGCACCGTGTTCCTCGCTAATGAACTTGAGAACGTCGTCCGTTGTCCAGTCATAGATGACCTTGGCAAAGCGCAGTGGGATGGAGCGCTTCAGGCGGTACGGAGTCACAATGTAGTTTTCGTGTAACTTCTGGACAAGGGAGCGGTAACGCATCATCGATTCATTGGCCCGCACGCCAGTGATGAATGCCGTACGGCCGACCTTTCCCTGCATCATGTAGTAGTCGTATGGCTCTGGAATGGGCTCAGAAGGGCTTATACCGAAGTTCTCTGCCCGAATGGCCCAGGATGGCATGGCACGCGTTAAACGGCCCTCAGACGCTCTGTAATGGCTCCCGAGGAGGCAATACTCCCTTCGGCCCAATACCCACACCTCAGCGCTTGCCGGAAGGCAATACCACTCCATTTCGACCCAGTCATAGTTTCGGACTTTTTCCACAAAGTCCAAGACCATCGGGCTGACCATCTCTTCGTCGCGGAAGATTACCTTGACAGGCCCAAGACCACGCTCTTCGTGTATTTCCTTTGCTAGGTAGAGAACCGCCGTCGAATCTTTACCTCCCGAGAACTGAACGCAGACAGTGTCGAAAGTGTCGTATACGTGGCGAACCCGCTGCCTGGCAGCTTCTAGGCAGTTGATGTCGAGAAAGAGTCGCTGTCTAGTCATCCGACCACTGTCCGTCTTTGCCAAATTGGACACCAGTCTCTGTCTGACGCCAGGCCCAATTGCAACACGGAACGTCTTTATCGCATGGGTGACCACCACGGGAAATCGTTTTAGCGAGAAGAGGAAAAGTCTCGAGGAGTTTTAAAACACAGTCGTGGCACATTAGCCACGAGTCCGGCTTGGAGTAATAATCATTGAATGAGTCCGTGAATCCGCCGTAGTAGCCAAAATCTTGATACGGCAAGACAAACCCAGAATCTGGCAGATGCTGGTTAATGGACTCCCCTTCTACATCTTTTCCGCATGCAGCACACCGAACAGTCATTCTACGTGGAATGCCATTTCTAGCCGCCCGAGCTCAGTTAGCTCGTAGCGTTCCACGCCGTTGTCATCGATAAGCACTCTGATAAAGCCGAGCTCCACCATGTCATCAAGCAGTTGCTTAACTTCTTCTCTGGAAATTTCACTCATTATTGTTTGTCTCCTTGTAATGGTTTCTCCATTGTGAAGGGCTGTGTTCGTTTTCAACCGCTAATTTATGTTCGACGCTCTCGTAAAGACGAACGATGTGAATGCATGGGTCCTGGGACTCGAAGTCGTCTATCTCATCGACAGACATTGGAAGCCCATCGTGCGTGTAACACACGGGCGGTCCAGCCCACCCCATTTTTATTCCGTGCGCCATCCATTCTTCGAAGCTATCCATTGGTTTTCCCCGTCAGTAGTTTGGCAATTTTCATAACCTTTTGCAAATTTTTGTGGTTTTCATTATTGATTGGAGCATTGCGCAGAAGCCATTCCGCATCAGTTCGTCGAAATATGGGTATGTCCATGTTAGTAGTTAATTTCTCCAATTCCCCAAATAGCGCTTTAATTTCTGATTGCGTGAAGTCAGGCATTTTTGCTGTTTTCTTTCATGGTTTGAGAATACCTATCTTTCTTGCGTTTTGCAACCCGTGCGCCCTGCGGGGGTCGAACCCGCGACCTGCGGATTAAAAGTCCGTTGCTCTACCAACTGAGCTAAAGGCGCGGAGGCGGAACGGAACCCAGAGCG